GACTTTCCTTTCGGAGAGTCTACAAGAACACCACTACACGTTCGGATTCGTCATCCTCCCCCCACGGACTGAATAACTCCCGTGCTCCTGAGTACGGAGACAGTGTTCCGTGACAGTGAAAGCCTGTGACCAAAATACAGAGAAGTGTCATGACGGAAAATCAATATTCCTTAGTTAAGAAATATCTCCATTGGGTGTCAACCCATTGGATAGATATCCATCATGGTTCCCCACACATAGACTACTTTGTTGCGAAAACTCAACTGTGGCAGAAAAACCACGGTGTTGAACACACAATAGCCATTATAAAGAATATAAGGCTTCATGTGATCCGCTACCTAGCATCGAACCCCCTTATGAAATCCCAAATAAACCTGGGACTAAATAAGAAAGGTTTACCGAAGAAACTTGGCCCACTGATGGGCCTTGTCCTGTCTGGCGATCCTAAAGAGAGAAGGCTCCTTCTAACAATCTTAAATATATCAAGATGTTTTCCGGAGCGACTGTATAAAGAAGATACTACATCAATCACATCTCCCTGGAAAGGTGATGAACCTAACTGGGGAACAATGGGATATGAAGTATACCAAGCGATAACATTACTTGGTCTTCCTACACAGTCATCTCCTCCTCAATGGAGGGATTACCACCTTTCACTGAAGAAAGGACCCAACGGGCAAGCGACCTTATCATCGATCACTGACCTAGTCTATATAGATGATGAATCTATACAAGACTTGACTACGCTGGGTGGTGATACCTTTGCCCAACAATTAAAAGCGCTTAAGCGTATGCTTGACCCCAAATTATGGGTGAGTAAGTTCAATCCCAGAACAAAAATTTTAGGTAATGGGAGAAAACTTGTCTCAATTCCAGATAAGGAAGCTAAGACACGCGTTATTGCAATCTTTGATTATTGGTCTCAAGATGCTCTTAAACCTTTACATGATACTATCATGAGGTTTCTCAAGAATCTCAAGGCTGATTGTACATACGATCAGACAAAAGCAATACCGGTAAAATCGCCTGGTCACAAATACTACAGTTTTGATCTCAAGAGTGCCACTGACCGATTCCCAATTGGGTTTCAGGAAATGGTTCTTGGGGTTATATACAATAGTACGTATGCCGCAGCCTGGAGGAGGGTAATGACTTCAAAAGCCTTTACCAACCCTTGGGGTGAACCTTTAAAATATAACAAAGGTCAACCTATGGGTGCTCTCTCAAGCTGGGCGGTTTTCACACTTTCTCACCATATTGTAGTCTACATCGCAGCTTTACGCTGCGGTATCCAATCTAACCACGATAAATACTATCGATTGTTAGGTGACGATATCGTCATACTTCATAACGGTATAGCCACTGAGTATCAGAAGATCCTTAAGGGATTCGAAGTTGATATTTCGAGCCATAAGACTCTGATCTCAGACAATATGTGTGAGTTTGCCAAGAAACTCTATGAAGGAGGAACAGATATATCAGGCATCCAATATTCTTGGATACTGAATAAGACTTTCTATTGGACTATTACCGAGGAATTATACGGTATAATCGATAAATTGTCTCTGTCTTCCCATGTAGTGGGACCCCGGGGTGTTGCTCAACTTCTAACCTTACTGGGCCTTCCGATACGGTTTAAAAGCCATATCAGAAGAATGTTTATGTTACCACGCTCAGACGAATCTGAGCAAGTAGTAAACTATAAACTGATCCAGCTCTTTTCAGAGCTAGATCTCCCATACGGATGTAACTTCAGAGACCACAGTAAAATAAAAGAGGTCAAAGATATTATGGCCGATATGGTATGTAAGAAGTTAGAAGACTCCTTGAGACCAATCGCTAATGAAATAGGCGACTTGCGAAAACTCGCAGCAGAATGTACAAGAACTATAGATACATCTGTGCCTCAAGAGGTATCCACAAATACTTTGATACGATATATCCCACCAGTAAAACTGGGAATGGATATGTTGACTAAAGGTAAAAACATCCTCAGTCAAATCGTAGACCAAGACTATTCAATGGACGACCTTTTGGGTCATCTTGGTAGTAATATACTTATGTCTCCTACTCGTGTTTTCCACGAGAAGGAAAGCATTCGTATCTATCACGACAGAGCCGACCTCCTTAAACGGATGGTCCAATATTCCAAACTTTACTCTGGTCTATTGAAGGAGGCATCCGATAAAGATACTTCCGATGAAGCTCAATCCCGCTTATTTCAAAAGCAGTGGAGTGTGCTCCCAAGTAGTCGCCGTAACACGGTTATGGTGGGGTATCCTAAAGTTTAGTAGGATCCTTACATGCCGCTATCACAGTAGGCTAGTTGTTTCGAAAGGAACAGCTAGTGGAGATTTTAAAGTCTCCGGGGGTGATAGTGTGGACTTGTTGCCTCTTTCGAGG